GGCAATTCCTTCCTGTATTTGTATTTAGGAAGCAAGAATGATGAATGATGCCTTTGCGCTCTAGCTTCAGCCAAGCGTTTGTGCCTTCACTCAGCATCCCTAGGTGTTTTTGTAGATCCAGGATGCGGGCGAACTTCTTTGCCTCTTTGGTGCCAACCTCTTCGAGCACCGTGTGGTCGATCTTCGGTCGGCCTGTGTTGGTGCGTTCCTTTGCCTTCCATCCACGGTGTGTCTCAAAGGCCCAGGCAATGTGATCACGGCTGGTCGGGTTGAACTCCTTCAGCTTTGTGAACTCAGCTCCCTTGACGTATCCCCTTGTTTTGTTGTCTCTGGCAGGGATGAATGGCCCACCGTCGATCAGTTGGAATGTATTACGCATCTCGTCTGAGAGCGCGTCAAGTTCTGTCCTGAGTTTGTTGTCTAGCTGTAGAGCTTTATCCGTATCGAATGGGAATCCCATCCGTTCCTGCCACGCCATGATCTCGGCACAGCGGTGTTCAGTCTCGATGCACGCTGCATACTGCTCAAGCTTTGGCTCGAACAACTTGCAGACCTCGACACTCACTGCCACGTCTTGGGTGCAGTAGTCGAGCATCTCCGGTGAGTAGGTAGACCAGTCACCTGATAGGGACTTGCCAAACTCTGATTTGTGGATGCCCAAGCGGTGACCCCAGGCCTCTAGTGAGTGCCTGCCGTAGAGCTGTGCTGGCATGTTGGCCGGCTTGTTCCTGAAGTCTCTATTTAGAAGATCAGTGAAGAACAGCCGAGACATGATCAAGGTATCTCGGGCTTTACCCGCGAACTCCCAGAAGGGGTAGACCTTTTTGATTGCCTCAAAGTCGTACTGAACTATGTTGTGGCCCCAAAGCTCATCAGCTGTAGCAAGGACGTTGATCCCTGTAGTGATGGACTCTTGTGTGCCGGAGTCGTCATATCTGTAGACCTTTCCGGTATCAAGATCCTGAGTAACAAGGCAATGAATACAAGTGAGATCCTGAAGTAGGCCGTCTGTTTCAACATCAAAAACTAATCTCATCGGTGCTCACGGTTGTAGGCACGAACGTCCTGGAGCTTTTGATGCATCACACCACGCACCTCCTTACCGCCCGTAAACCGTTCTTGCACCTCTCCATCCTCATTGACAATCAACAAGGTGGGGAACATGGTGATCTCGTAGGCATTGATAAGGGCTGTATGGTTTTCCTTCTTCAAAACTGAGATGTAGTTAGCAAGCTCTTCGTTGTATGAGAAGACGCTATACATAAACTCAACAGTTAGCTTGCAAGGCTTGCAGTCTTCTTTCGTGAAGAGCACTGCCCTCCTAGAAGTCGTCATAGTTAGTGGTAGGTTCAAAGTGGATAGCGGACGTGAGTCGTCCTGTGTCTTTTGAGTAAGTAAGCTCTCCAGCAGGGCCACAGTTTCCGTTGTGCCTGTTCTTGAGAACTTTGATAGAAGTGCTGTTATCACCTGCAGAGATGTTTCTTTTCAAGCCGATCACAATGTCGGATAACTGGGCTATGGAGTGTGAGCCTCTGAGTTGTCCTAGGGACACTTCAGCGCCATCCTCATGGCCTTTGTCACCTTGGTTGCGGCGTAGGTGGCTGATCAACAGCATCCCGCACCCGCTTTCCTCCACGAAGCTGCGCAACTTAGTCATCACAACGTCGATCATCTTCCGCTCGTCGCCTGAATCATTGCCAGACAACAGGATGGAAAGGTGATCAAGGATGATCCATTTCACCTCAGAGGATTTGACGAGGTAACGGATGTCGTTTAGAAGTGAATCTGGATCAACACTGCCGAAACCGTCCCTAAGAAAAACCCGGCCAGAATTGAGAGTACGATCGAAAGCTGAACGAAACTCGTTTGGATCAATGTTGTTATCTAGGTGTAAGGGTTTATTGGCAGCAACCGTCATCAGACGCAGCCCTGTGCGCTGCACGGACTCCTCCAGGGCGATGTAGCCGATGCGTTGACCCTGCTCGATCAACGACACTGCTATCTCCCCACACACCGTCGATTTGCCACAGCCTGAGCCGCTGGTGATTGTCACCAACTCACCCAGACGTAGGCCACCTGTGATCTCGTTGAGCTGATCGAATGGATACAGAGCATCCTTGCCATGTAATGGCCGAGAGACCAGTTCAAATAGGTCACAGCCATTGATGATCGACTGTGGTGTGTATGGTTGTTTCTTGAAGTAGGAGTTGCGGATCATCTCCGTCTCCCCAGCTTGTAGAGCCTCAGAGGCATCCTTGTAGGAGCCCATGGCTGCGGCAATGAAAAGCCGATCAGGTGGGAAGAGGTCTACGCAGTCCTGCACAGCCTTTAACCCAGCTTCGTCTTGATCGAAGCAAAGGATGATCTCCTCGAAGTTGAGCAGATACTTCAGCTGATGCTGCAGAGCCTTGCGGGCCCCATGTGCGCCATTTGGTAGAGAGACAACAGGCCAATCACCACGGGCCTGGTAGATGCTCATCGCATCGAACTCACCCTCGGTAATGACAATGGACTTACCACTACCGAACAAGTGTTGGCCGAACAGTGAATGATTGGTGTTCTTACCAACCCATCGGAACTCCTTCTTCTTCGGGCGTTCCTTGTAGCCAGTGATAATGCGTTCTTCGTTGTAGTACGGGAACCGCACCACTGGCCCAACATCTACTCTTACATTGAATTTCCTACAAGTCGCTTCACTAAGCTTTCGATTTTCGATTCTTGTAAAGGATCCGGAGTAACGTACTGGTCGATCACTTTCGGTCTCATGTAATGACATGAACGGACTTTCTGTCGGGTTCGTTTGTTGTAAAAGCAGATCCTTGTCTCCTTCACCGCGACGATAGTGACCGCAGCTGAAGCAGTAGCCCCCGCCATCTGCATAGACAGCAAAAGCATCGCTGCTAGTGCAATTCGGGCAGGGTTCGTGACGAATAAATTCATTAGTCATCCTCCTCCAGAGCAATGCAGATCTCTGTCATTTCAAGCAAGACATCGATGATGTCGTCCATTGGAATGTTGTCGCCTTGCCATTGATCGACTAAGGCATCAACCTGGAGACACATTTCACTGTGTACTAATTTTGTAACCATTGAGGCGGGATGTTTGGGTAGACACACCACTGGAACCCGTGCTTATCGCACCAGGCTCCATAGGTGGTTTTGGATTTACGGGTAATCGTGTTATTGCGTTGGAAGATAAAGCGAATATCCAGCTCAGGATTCATCTGCTTCACAGCCAGCATCTTTCTCCGATCCGTGGGTTTAAAAAAGCCCTTGACTTCAAGGATGACCCCGTTAGGAAGAAAGAAGTCCGGCGTATAAGTTGAGCGCGTTACATACGGAAACTTCTCACACTCATACAGAAATGTGATGTTGTCCCTTTCAAACTGTTTAGCGATCCGCTCTTCCAAGCCGGATCTGTATTTCATTTAGAACTCGTATTCGGTTGCCGTCTCTTCGGTGTCTTGCTTGTGGACCATGGGTTGGTCTGCTTTGAACCCGGATGTGGTGCCGAACATCGATGCGATGTCTTCCACACTCAGGTCGCCGGAATCGACAGCACCGTTGCCCGTAGCCAGCTCAACGACCTGGACTCCCAGCACCTTGATGGTGGTGCCCATGTTGGGCTTGGTGTACGGAGTCTGTTGGCAGATGACGTTGACCTTGGTGCCCTTGCGGATGCTTTGCAGCACGCTTGGTTCCAGAGGTGAGCCCTCTGTGTCGATAAACACCGGCTCATTGCGGCCGGTTTCTCCACCGTAACTATATTTAACAATTCCCTCGTCATCCCACTTGGACGGGTTCAGACCAACACGGCCCTTGACTTTGGTCCGTGCCCACTCCAACAGCTCTTCCCGGTCATCCTCCATGAGCTGGAGCACGTCGCGGGGAACTTTGAATGAAAAGGTACGGTTATTGAACTTGCCGGAATCTTCAAAAACGTTAATGAATCCGGTGAGTGTTGAAGCGAATTGGTAGCGGTTCTTCGTAGCCATTTTGGTGTTAGAGATCGAATTCACGGCATCCAGCGAGGAACTCTGAGTATTCCTCTGCTGACATTTGATCGATTTGTTCCTGCGTGATCTCACAGGAGATTTCTGGTGCTGGTTCGTAAACAGTGAGCCAGTTCAGGTCCTCAGAATTGAGGCCGAACAGGTGGTAGAGACTTGAAGGTCTGCCCATTAGATACGGAAGTTCTCATTTACGGTTCCGCAAGTGATCGTGAGAGCCCAATAAAAAAGGGCCTGTCAGGGCCCTGGGTCTTTTCAATTACTTGCGCGTAACGGTCCTCTCTTCCGAACCTGAAACTAGCGCGTCTACCAATTCCGCCACATCCGCTGGCGTGTCTCAGCTTTTGGCTATCGACTGGGGAAAGGTAGCAGAGCGCCGATTCAGGCCCGTTTCGAGGACCGTTAGATGCGCTCAGTCTTGAAATGCGCCGGATCTAGTGAGGTATCCGTGGGCTCTCTCCAAAAGGGAAAGGCTGTCGCGGAACTTGCCTAGGCCGTGATTGCATTCTTGACAAAGCAGGCCTCTGACCTTGCCGCTTTCGTGGCAGTGATCAATAGCCAGACGCTTACCGCCGGGCTCTACCTTGCAGATGGCACAGGTGCCGCCTTGTTGGTTGAGCATTTCGGCGTAAGCCTGTTCGGTAAGGCCGTAGCCCTTACACGTCTGTCGGTGGCTAGCACCGTTGGAGCGCTGCCGAGTTAGTACCTTTTCGCTGTTCTGCTTGTAGTGCTTGCGGTATGCAATCCGGTTGCACTCACAGCAGTAGCGCGTAGCTACGTTGCGCTCGGCGATGTGGCCGTACTTGCAAGGCTTACCGGTGTAGTACCGCGTAAGTCCTTGAGCCTTGGCTTCTGAAATAGAGATAGTTTTCATAGGGCCATTACGGCGTCTCTAGTGGCTGCATCCGTCGCCTTGCAGTATTTGATGCT